GGGACTTACACTTCATAATGTATGCCAATAACAACAAACCGGAGATATCCAACGTCGAGTTTGAAATTACCAACATAAAAACCAACGCCCAATTTATACACTGTCGAGAGTGCACTCTCTCGCACGGTGTCCCTAATCCCCACATGGGGAGCGCTTGACCATTGCCTACGCCCCCACCACATCTGAGTTTCGGTATTTATATCTTTTGTCTTTTAAGCACATTAAAAGTGAACACACAATGCCAACAATTCAATTATCAAGATCGTGATCAAATATACGGATATTTCGAGCAGTTAGTGTCGCAGCACTTGCAGGGGCAGTTAGTGTATACAAACCAGACGCATCAATCACATTAATCACATGACAACTGATGAAAGACGTCGCACTACCCGCACTCTGATCAAGTATAGCTGTCGGTGCACCAGCTGGCGCTGTCAACGTACACGCACCTGTAAAACCAGTTCCACCATCACCGGTAATCACATAGTAAACACCAGGCGCAGAAAACCGAAACTGAGTTCCAGAAACCCAAATCGGAGCAAGCGTACTCTGTGCACTAGTGTTAAACGAGGTGCCAAGAGGAGCTGCAAGAGAAACACCAACTACTGCAGTCTTATCCTCTTTGACAGTGCCACCATTTGGCGTCTTCAACCGACACTTATACGACACAAAAAATTCACCAACTGTTCCAGCACCTGAAGCTCCAGGAAGTGCTAAATTCACAACTCCACAATCATAAACGTGTTGATCAGCACCAACAGGCACTGACCCAGGTCTGACAAACAGATACTGGTTCAGAAGATCCTTTGGTACTTTCAAACAACCACGAGTCCAGACTGGGATATCCAACTGCACACGAGCTTCGAGCATTTGCGCTTTGGTATCAGGAAAATCATCCAGGACATCCGGGTCATAAGTCATGACAGTCTTTCCACCAACATTAGTGCCAACAATTGGCTCATAGTTAAACTCCAAGTAATCAAACTTGTACTCGTCAAACAATTGAGCCAGACTGGACAACCATGGGAAAGTAGCATCTTGACCAGGATTCGCAAAGAATTGGTACTGTTGAGCGGTTGTTGGGAACCCTGTCCCAGACGAAGCAACCAGATCACAGAGATACTCAGTATGCTCAACAACAACCTCAACTTCTCCATTGCGAGCTTTTGCCCACATCTTCGGATGAGAACCATGTTTTTGAACACCAACAATCACCGGTGCTGTAAATATTTCCGTATTTGGGGTGGAACTAGGTCCCTCAAGGGGACGACGAACTGAACCGTCGCTTCTTGGATAACCTAGATGGGGAGGTTCGGAATGAGTTACCCACGTTGGAGGCACGTAGATCGCTGGCGACTTCTCTTTCTTCTTGTTCGAGAAGACCCCAGCCTTCACTGCAGAGGCGCCCAGCCCACCAGTTAAGGCAACAGCTGGAATCGCCATTGGAGCAGTGGAACTCAAATCCTTCCTCGTCAACATCGAATCCATCGAACCAGTCTCTCTGTCCGTCGGCGCAAAGTCCCGTGTATCCCGACTTGGATATTTGGGAACCCGATCTTTTCCTTTCGGGGGTTTTCGAAAGCCAGTCGCTGCCTGCTTCCGTCGCTTCTCGGCAAGAGCAAGAGCTTTTTCGACTTGCTTCGTAGCCTTGCGCATCGGTCCCTTCCATCCCCTCTTCACTCGTTTTTGAATTTGTTTGTTCGGCATTTTGCAATAATTTAAAAATCGTAGGACTTAACATACAATCTCCAAGATCTTCTTTATGAGGCCATAAGTTACCTGATCAACCTCATCAAGAATGGAGAGCGGAGAAAAACAAAAACCTCCCTCCATAGAGAAATGTATGAGAGCAATGTGTTCTTCGGTCAATCTAGCCTTAAGAATCTGACGCGTTGTTTGTGATTTATGGGGCATCTTGTCAAGAAACTCTTGCACAAGTTCATCAACCTCAAGAAAATCAGCGCGCCAAGGCCAGAGACACAGGCGTATTCCTAATAAATGTGCTAAGCACGACTCCTCAAAAGTAAGAGTATCATTAACGTGAACCAAATTGAGCGAAGAGCGCAATTTGGCACGATTTCCAGCGGCAACTAACACATCTCCAAATCCACGCACAAAGCGTTCACGGATCGAGTGTGAAAGAAAAGTTATCTCCATAGCTGAACGCGACTCAGGATTCTCATAAGACATCTTGATACCGTTTTTAGCCAAGTCAGCAACAACATCAACAAACTTATAGCCACAGGGTTCCATCTTTCCAGTTGCCCAATCATCACCATTGATTAAATTGGACCAAGAAGTAATAGAGCCACCCAGCCGTTTATGAGTAATATACAATGCTAACCACAAATGGAGGCTGTTATCATCACCAGTATTCGCCCAGCCACTCTTCTGGCAAATCAACCGATAGATCACACCAGCTGCAATCGTATCTCCTGCATATATGGTATCATACAAAAGATCAACCGCTGCAGCAAACTCCTCAGGAAGAAAACTCTTCCGTACATCACGGATAACTCGCATAAGGCCAAGATTGACATTCAAGTCATACCCGTCACCATCTGCATCATTGGCTTCATTTCCAAGCCTAAGTATAGCAGATACGAATTCATCACCAGGGACAGAGATTCCAAGAGTTATAGGATGCGATCCACGGGCTTCATGAAGTCTGTTGTTTTGATCACCAAACAGACGTTTACTAGCCAAAAGATGGACAAAGTTCGACGCATTGAAGCCACGAGTTTTATGCGCTTTTACTCGTTCTTCAGTTCGTAACTCATCTTTTAGGGTCAGACAAGAAGGC